GGAAATCTTTCTCCCGACTTAGCACCGGACCTTTTACGGTAACCGGCTGCACTGAGGACGGACAATGTTTGAGATCCGAAGGCTTTCTGCTAGGCAACGAAACCGAAGAGATCCACAACCGTGGGCTCGTCTCCCATACGGCATTCACCGACCACGGATTTTCCGGGGCTTTGTGTAAAACCAGGGAAGAGGGGACCGTGAAATATCGTGGAGTTCACATTGCTGGAAAGCTAGCGGGACAAAATCACAACTTCGCAATTAGTGCGGAGGCATTTCTAACCGTAGCCAGAGATCTCGGGATAGACCCTAGTATAACGGTCGACGAATGCATGATGCCAGAATCAAGAGAGGCCAAATCGCGGCAACGCGAATGGTCCCTTCAAAAGATGTGGGATAAGCAGGAGGAGGCCCTAGAGCACGCTATGACCCTAGATGAAATCGACCTTTATGGTCGCGACTTCGGCGGTACTGGCGGGGAAGGGTTAAACAACCCCGATGATGCTGCGCACCAATACCATGCCAACGGCTATGGACCCGACCAGAGTTATGGGAGGACGTCCAAAATCGGCAGGCAGTTATGGTCTGATATGGCCGACGAGAGCATAAAACTTGAACATGCTCCGCTTTTCGTCTCTACCCTAGGGGAGAGATTGTATAGGCGGACTATTGAAGATACTAGCATCCCCGTCGGTGAGAGAGAACAGGTCGCAGCCACTGATCAGCAAGTAAGTGATATGATGAGAAGGGTCTTCGAAGGAGACACCTCAGCAATCACTGAAGCTAAGGGTTACACCCACGAATCTGTTTTAGCCACTCCTGCCATGTTCTATTTGCGCGAGTACCTTGCCAACACGCCTATTGAGGTAGATGTTGGGGGGGAAAGTCAAATCATGTTCGACAAGAGCGGCAAACCCTTCTTTTCCAAGCATGGGAAATATAAGTACCACAGTAGGAAGAAGAAGAAGAATGATGCAGGTGATGGGGAGCGAAAGGGCATACCGCCTAGTGCGGGTTTGGATTACGCCAAAGAGGCGGGTTTGAACACTGAGTGGTTCACTGCCCCACGCTCTAAGGAGGCTATTAAATCAACGTTGCGGCAGCAGGCTGCGACGATTGAGACGCCCCCCGATATAAACCCGTTTAGTTTAGATGGGGCTATGGACATTTGGAAAGAGATGCTAGATGTGTACCCCGCAGCAGATTGTAACCTGTTGCAGGAGGGTGTCAAAGGGTTCGAGAAAGTTATGAACACCTTTGAACACAAGTCCTCAGGATGGACAGCGAGAGCTAGGAATGCTGATAAGAAATCTCTAGCTGAGAAGCATAAACCTTGGCTTATAAACCTCACTTGTGCGCGAATAATACTCAGGGCAACCTGTTCGCACTTGCTCCCTACGATGCACCCCGCAGCGAAGGTTGAGAAGGGTCTTCGCGACCCTGCACAAGCAGAGATTAAGAAAGAGCCGTACCCGGCCGCTAAAGCCGATAAGGACTTTTGGCGCGTGATATGGGTGGCGTCGTGTTTAGACACGATGGTACAGGGCGTTTTGCACCACAACCAAAACAAATCTGATATTGCAGGTTACCAGGACGGCAAGTTCCATTGGAGCTTGGCCGGCTTGGGCCATGACGATAAGGGTGTTCAACGGTTGGGGGAAGCGCTTGAGGAAATGATGGAAGACGGCGATACTCTGTTTTCGGAGGACGCCTCCCGTTATGACCTTACCCAGTCGCGCGAAATGATCTTGTTAGATGGCGAGAGGCGCGTTTATTTAGAAATGAAGAGCGAACGGGAAAACGGCAGAGCGCCGGCTCCAGGGCTTTACGATGCGCTCATGCATGAGGCATTTTGCAACACTTCGCACATGCTGGCGTTCGAGGGCGAGGTATGGTTAGTACACCATTTGGGGTTGACCCAGAGTGGAGTCAAAAGTACCACAGCCCAGAACTGCTTTACGCGAACATTTGCGGTGAAGCTCGCTAATGGCGGGAACGGAGGTTCCCTCGGGGACGATAATGTCTCCAAGCGCAGACCCGATGGTGGGATTATGAAAGCCCTTGGGGTTATTCAGAAACCAGGTGGGGTCCAGGCTGGGTTCAAGGATGGTGTGCCCATTACGTCGCATTTGATTAAGAAGCGGCCCGACGGTACTTTCACTGCCGAGTTTCTAAACCTCGACAAGATGATTGCGCGGCTGTTGATGAATTACACAGACGAGGCCCCGGAACCCCAGGTTATTGGGTCTTGCCTGTTTGTGACGCGTAATAGCACTTACCAGCAGATGACAATCCGGAAACTTTGCGTAGCCATGAATTGGCCGCTTGCGGAGGCTGAACTGTATAAGGATGCCCCCGGCAATCTCGACGACGATTAGGCTGGCTAAAATCCGCGTCCAGTGGGTGCACGGTACCAAGAACTTCAATCGAATGTCTTGGGAGGTGATACATAAGATATTACCACAAAAGCCATTTTGGCAAAATAAATATTGTTTCACCCTTGAGTGCTTTAAGCGATTATGCCGAAGTATTCTACTCGCTTGCGAGCGCGCAAGGTGTCAATGCCGCGAAGGATAGTGAGGAATAAGAATGTGAAGGTTAAGATGCGAACGAATGCAGATCGTGTTTTGACCCAAGGAACCGGCAAGGCGGTCAGTAGAGCGTTTGGCAATACCAGAATCCCCAAGCAGCTTGGTCTGCCTGGAGGAGCATGGGATGCCTTTAACTCCTGCCACGCCCCGTTGCCGCGATCTGTCGGGCCATACACTGTAGTGCGGACGTCTCGTCTGTTCTCGAGTAATGACAAGATTAACATTTTCGGGACCTTCCGGATCCACCCCGCTGCTGGAACATCCGGCGCGGACAATGGTCCATATTGGTCTAATATAATTTGTGCTCACGGGAAGACGAGCGTCGGTCCTA